AAGAAATACATCCTCTGGGACTACAGCTGCCCAAGAAGTGTTAAGGTGAACCCAAATGGCAAAATACAAAGGAAGAACAGTTACTTTGAACAAACCCCGCAGAATCGGGAAAGGGGAGCCGAGCTATGGGAAAAAGAAGTCGGTGGTTTATGTGAAGGATGGCGACAAGGTCAAGCGTGTGACATTCGGCGACCCGAACATGAAGATCAAAAAGAATCAGCCAGGACGCAGGAGCAACTTCCGCTCTCGTCACAACTGCGACAATCCTGGCCCAAAGACCAAAGCACGTTATTGGTCATGCAAGGCGTGGTAAGATGAGCAGAGCAGCAATTAAAAAAGTAGCAGCAGCAGAGATTCGCGCAGCCAAGAGCTTTCTTGAGAAAAGGCAGATTGACACTGACAAGGTCAGCCCACGCAAGTTCGCCATGGCTGCTAAGGAACTTGACAAAGGCTTTCAAGACACTCTCAAAGTTTTAGCCAACGAATTATCAGGAGGCCAAGTCTGATGGCAGATGCGTTTCGCCCTGATGGGAAATTGAATATCCCGACCCAAGCAGCAGCAGACTACATAGCTGATCAAGGGCAAATTATGCCTTATGAGCGGACGCTGCGAGAAAAGACTCGCAATGCTATTGCTGACTTCTTGGTTGATAAAGGATTGATGTCGCGAGGCTCTGCAAGGAACATCTCTGAAGGGATCGCAGGCACAACAGACCCAAGCAAAGGTTTCATGGATCAACTCGGTATATTGGACTTGACGCCCATGGGTGCGGCATACGCAGGTCAAGAAGCCTATCGCGATATTGAAAAAGCAGACACTGCAGGTGAAATGGTTGGCCCAGCTGTTGGCTTCGGGTTGAGCGTTGCAGAAGCGATCCCAGTGACCAAAGTTATCACGAAGCCAGCAAGAAATTTTTTAACAAATCTTTCCCGCAAAACAAGCGACATCACAGACCCATCTCGCAGAGATTTTGTCGCAGGAGCAGTTGCCTTCCCAGGAGTTGCAGCAGGTGTTTTCCCATTTATTGAAGCTGCCTCAACAGCTGCCAAAGCTGCTCCGTCAATTCAGCCACCTGACATTAAGATGCTGGACTCAATAGTTGATACCCCAAGCTACAAAGAGTTTGTTGACTTTTTCAATCTTGAATCAATGTCCCCAGGATTTAAACAAAGAGCAACAGAAGGTGTTCCTGATAGCGTTTATGAATCTGTTGTTGAAGAGGCAGGAAACATCAACAAATTTTTGAAAAGCGACATTGACAATCCTTACGAGTTTGAAGGCTTGAAAGACTCCGCTGTTATCATTGATGAGTTGATGGACGTTTACGGGATGAGTAAATCAGAAGTAAAAGCATATCTGAAAAAAGAAGGTATACTTGAGTAATGGGTGGATTCAGCAAACTCGCAGCCGAAGCAACAGACAAGACAGTAACATGGCTTTCGTCATTAGCCAATAAACTCGGTCGCACGCCTGACGAGTTGCAAGCTGAGATCGGTGAGAAAACGCAAAAGCTCGCAGAACAAGCACCTGAGATGTTTGAGATGTATGAGCAGATGCCTCTTTACAGCGCACTGCAAGAAGCCTCAGAAGGCACAGCTGACCTCGCACTAATGAACCCAAAGACTTTTGAGCAGTTGGCTGCAGGTATTGACATGAGCGACCCATTGGTGCGGTATTCAGTTTTTCAAAAACAAAACAATCTGCAAGATTTAATGCGCGACAATATCCCGCTAGACGACCTGCCATATCTCAGCTATGACTTGCCTGCTGGCGACTCGGCTGTTCAGATCCGCATGCATGACGGTCGCCACCGCAACAGAGCCTTGGACGCAGAAGGTAACCCAGTTTCGCTGGTCAGGATGATTCCTGTCGGCAGCGAGAAGTCATTGAAAAAGGTTGATCCATCGGCAACAGTTTACGATGAAGTTTCTCAAATGCAGATCCCCAGCAGGGGTGGACGTAATGTTGGCACACTCGGAGACTTAATGAAGTTTTTAAGCGTTGGCGGCATTACAACAACAGGTGCACTATCTCAGTTGCCTTCTGGTCAAAACGGAGGTAAAGTTGAATAGAGCATCATTTTCTTCACTGATGTCCAAAGGAGGCAAAACCATGAAGCATGGAATGAAAAAGAAAAAACCAATGGTCAAAAAGAAAAAGAAAACGATGAAGAAGAAAAAAGGCTATGGTAAATAAGCCTGAAAGTAATGTTGTCGAGGTGTTCGTGACAGGCGTCTCTGGCGCTGCGAAAGCGGAGTTGCATAATGACAGTAATAGATCTGCTGAAAAAGATCCAAAAAACTCTGACGGAGGAACAGAACTCGATAGCTCAGAATATGCTTCTGGGTCAGATGAGTAGCTTTGAAGCATATAAAAAGAGCGTTGGTGTTGCTGAGGGTCTCGAAAGGGCAAACGGCATCATCAGCGATATGATGAAAAAACTAGATGACGAAGAGGATGTATAAATCATGTCTCATCCACATGCAATTGACCTCATCAAAGATGAGGAAAGCGAACAAACACTAGGTTCGCACAAGTTCCCCAAGCCAATGGGGTGGAAAGTTTTAGTTCAGCCTAATCAGGTCAAGAAAAAGACCAAAGGCGGCATATTACTTCCGTCCACCAGTCAAGAAAACGAAGAATATCTGACTGCTCATGGCCGAATCCTGGCTATGGGGGATCTAGCATATCGCGACCGCGACACTGGCAATTCTTGGAAAGGCGATTGGCCTCAAATTGGTGCACGTGTTACTTACGGTAAGTATGCAGGCCAAAAACTAACAATCAATGGTGTGAAGCTGCTTTTGCTTAACGATGACGAGATTACATCAATCTTGCCTGAGGACGCAGAGATAACTTCATACGTAGAATCATAGGCGATAAACCATGGAGGACGCCAACCATGTCTGATCAAGAAGACGTCTTGAAAGAAATACAAGACGAAATCAATGAGACCAAGCGTAAAGCTGGTCAAACTGATGAGCTCGAAATCGAAATCACAGACGAGTCTGATTCCGCAGAGGAGCAGCAAGCTGCGAAACAAGAAGATGAAGAGCCAGAATACGGCGAAAAGGTCCAAAAGCGAATTAAAAAGCTCGTAGACCAACGTCGTGAAGCAGAATTGCAAGCCAAGCAGTTTCAAGACGAAACAGCCCAACTCAAAGCTCGCCTTGAGCGATTGGAGCAAGGCAGTGCCCATGCAGCTGAAAACGCATTCAACAAGCGTTACGAGCAAACTAAAAAGGCATTGGCTAAAGCTGTTGAAAATGGCGACACAAATGCACAGGTCAGTTTTAGCGAACAGCTAGCTGATATGCGTGCAGCAATGCGCATCGCAGAAATGCAAAAGCAAGCTCGCGCCCAACAAGCAGTCTCACCGACTGTTGGCCGAGCAGAGCAAGTTGCCCAAGCACCAGCACCCAAAAAAGCTATGGATTGGTGGGAGAAGAACCGCTGGTTCAACGCACAAGGCTTTGAGCGCGAAACTGCTATGGCACGGTCGATTGATGTTCAATTGGACCTTGAAGGATACGACAAGGATTCTGAAGAATATTACGATCAGTTAAATAATCGTTTACTTAAAGTGTTTCCTGAGCTAAACTCAGGTCAGATCTCTGGTAGGAAATCAAAAAGTAGATCACCAGTCGCCCCTACTACAGGCGGATCTTCCTACAAGGGTGGGCGTGTTCGCATGTCACAGGATCAACTCCGAATGGCTAGGGAACTAGGCATTACTGATGAAAAAGGATTGAAGCAGTACGCTGCAGAGATCCAAAAACAGGCAAGAGGATAGAACTATGACACAAAAACGAAATGTTCGTGCAAGCGAAGAACGCTCAGAAGTCCGTGCACCTCGTGAAGAGGCAGCATGGAAACCACCATCGTTGTTGGACGCACCTGATCCCCGTCCTGGGATGGTCCAACGATGGATTGCTACCTCGATTCAGGGTAGGGATACTCCAGACAACGTATACAAACGTATGCGTGCAGGCTGGAACCCTCGCCCTGCTGACACTGTGAAAGATCAGAGATTCCCAACTATCAATCATGGGCAGTGGGCAGGTTCAATCGGAGTTGAAGGCATGATCCTGTGTGAGATGCCAAAAGATAAGTTCAAATCTATGAAGGCTTACTATAACCAACGTAATGATGAACAGAACGAATCAATTCCAGGAGAGCTTGATGCGATGGCAAGGACTGGGGGCATTCCGATTCAACAAGATCGGAAATCTTCGAGTAGTCGTGGCCGAGATATCTCGGTGATGGCTGATGATTAACTGCTATAAGGAGTAGCGAAAATGGCAAATGCAGATGCAGCCTTTGGGTTCGTCCCAGTTCGCCACATGAGCGGTTATGCACCTCGTGCTAACAAATACACTATTACTTCTGGTCTCGCAGAAAACATCTTCAATGGTGATGCGGTCATCCTCGCAGCGGATGGCACTCTTCAACCTGCAGGTGCTACAGAGACTAATGTGGTAGGTGTGTTCGCAGGATGTTCATACACTGCAAGTGATGGCTCATACGTCTACAGCGAATATTGGCCTTCGGGAACAACAGCTACGGATATTATCGCATTCGTTTACGATGACCCGTATATTGTTTTCAAAGTTCAATCCGCTGGATCTCCTGCTCAGACCAACATCGGCAACTGTGCTGATATTGTTGCTGGTGCAGGCTCAACACTCACAGGTCAGTCTGGCTTCGAAATTTCAGGAACCATGGCAGCAGCCTCCGCTCAAACGAAAATCATTGCGTTGTATGACGCACCTGAGAATGCGTTTGGCGCGAATGCGGTCATGGAAGTGCTTATCAATGAGCATCTCCTGAAAGGCACAGCTGGCATTTAAGGAGGGAATGACAAATGGCAATGAATAGAGCACAATTTGCAAAAATGCTCGAGCCAGGACTAAACACCCTCTTTGGCCTCGAGTACGACACCTATCCACCAGAGTGGGAAGCTGTTTTTGAAACTAACTCTTCACAGAAAGCATTTGAAGAAGACGTCCTATTGGAAGGCTTCGGCAATGCACCTGTTAAGGGTGAAGGTGCGGCAATCTCTTATGATGCTGCTTCACAACAGTGGACTGCTCGTTACCAGCACGAGACAATCGCTCTTGCATTCTCAATCACTGAGGAAGCAGAAGAGGATGGCCTATATGGCTCGATTGCTTCACGCTACACCAAAGCTCTTGCACGCTCAATGGCATCGACCAAAGAGATCAAGGCTGCGAATGTTCTTAACAACGCATTCTCAGGTTCTGGTGTAACTGGTGGTGACGGTAAAACATTGTGTGCAACTGACCACCCGACTCGTTCAGGCAATCAGTCAAACACATTAGCAACCGCAGCTGACCTTTCAGAGACTTCTCTGGAGCAGATGCTGATTCAAATCGCAGACATGAAGGACGATCGTGGACTTCGTATTGCTGCACAAGGCACAATGCTAGTCATCCCCACTGCATACACCTTTGTGGCAGAGCGTTTGCTTGAATCACAACTGCGCACAGGCACAGCAGACAACGACATCAACGCGATCCGTGCAGGTGGATTCCTACCGCAAGGTTATCACGTGATGCGTCGTTTGACTGACTCAGATGCATTCTACATCATGACAGATGTGCCTGATGGTCTGAAGCACTTCCAGCGTTCACCTTTGAAAAAAGGCATGGAAGGCGACTTTGAAACTGGCAATGTCCGCTATAAAGTGCGCGAGCGTTATTCGTTCGGTTTCACTGACTGGCGTGGCATCTTCGGTTCTGAAGGCGCAGCGTAAAACTTTGGGGAGGGGCAACCCTCCCCTTACAATCCTGACTGCTTCGGCAGACACTAGCCACGACAGGAGATAAAAATGGCTCGATCAACTTTTACAGGACCAGTGAAGTCCAACAATGGGTTTGAAGTCCCAGTTGTATTAACTGCAGATTTACCAGCAGCAGCAGACACTACAGTCGGCACAGTTTATATCGTAAGTGACAATGGCGCTGGCGACAATGAATATTGCCTAGTCATTAACACAGGAGCTGCTTGGGTTACTGCTGTTGGTGCGGCACTATCATAATTTAGGAGGGTGACGAATGGCTGATATCGTAACAACCACTACGATAGCCGACAACCCTCGTGAGGCTGTGTTCGCTTTTCAATACCAGTATGTTGATACAGGGAATGAAAGTGCAGTCACTAAGATTGATGTTTCGTCTTTGGTTAACAATTCCAACGGCGATCCATGCACAGGCGTCAGAATACTTGAGTGTTGGTGGATCATACAAGGCATGACTGTTGAGGTGTTGGCTGATGCTGCCACCGATGTAATCATATTGCACTTGGCTGAGAACCAACAAGGCTATCACAGCTTTGAAAAGTTCGGTGGACTTCCATCGAGCTCTTCATACGGCACAACTCCGACGGGTGATGTAAAATTCACCACGACAGGTGCAGGTGCAGCAGGTGATGCTTATCAGGTAGTTCTGAGGGTGGCTAAAGAATATTAAGGAGGATCGGATGGCTCAAGTCTCTTCTATAAGTAGGGTCGGGACAACGGAGCCATTCGAGCTCCAAATTTCTCGTGGCCAGATACCTTACCACAAAACTGTCTTTAAGTTCGGTTACAACAACGATGTCGGAGCCACAAAAGAAACCATCTGGGAACAAGGTGGCTTGTACGCTTATCCTGCGTCAGCTACAGTAATGACTGTATCAAGCAGTTCAACTGATGACACTGCTGCAGGGACTGGTGCAAGAACAGTAGAAGTTTTTGGCCTAGACGCCGATTACAACGAAATAAACGAAGTTGTCACATTAAACGGACAAACAGCAGTTAACACCACAAAGTCTTACCTCCGTATAAATCGTGGCATTGTTCGCAGCGCAGGTAGTGGTGGCGCAAATGCTGGCACAATTTACGCAGGAACAGGCACAGTGACCGCTGGAGTTCCTGCTAATGTTTATCTTAGCATCAATGGCGATGGAGATAACCAAACATTAATGAGTCTTTGGACAGTTCCCGCAGGATATACAGCGTTCCTTACAAAGATGTCTTTATCTACAGGAACATCTACCAACACCAAAGCTCTTTTAAATGCCAGTCTTGTTGCTAGGCCATACGGAGAAGTCTTCCAGATAAAGGAAAGATTTACCCTGACAGATGCCACACACGAACAGTTTTACACTTTCCCGTTAAAGTTTACAGAAAAAACAGACTTAGAGATGAGGGCATTTTCTTCCTCTGGATCTGTTAGCTTTAATGTCTCCGCATCAATGGAGTTTGTTTACATAAAAAATGATGGAGTGACATAATGGCTACTTCAGGAACAGTCGCATTCAGACCCGATGTTGAGGAGATAATCACCGAGGCATATGAGCGTTGCGGCATTGATAACCAAACTCGCACAGGCTACCAAGCTGAGACAGCTCGCAGAAGCCTGAACTTATTGTTCAGCGAGTGGGCCAACAGAGGCATAAACTATTGGGCTGTTCAGAATAATACTTTGGCGCTGACGCAGGGCACGACGACTTACACCTTACCAGTCGGCACTATTGACTTGATGAGCGTTGTTGTTAGGGAAACTGTCGGCGGCACGACTTCTGACACAGTTGTTGAGCGAGTCAGCATTGACGAATACAACCAACTCCCGAACAAAGCCAGCAGCGGCAAACCTAGCCAATACATGCTAGACAAGCAATACACACCTGTTTTGTATATGTGGCAAGTTCCAGACAGCAACAGTTACAGTCTTGTTTATTGGTCAATCAACCAACTCGAAGATGTAACAGCTTCTAATCAAGACGCAGATATACCTTACAGATGGAACGATTGCATTTGTGCTGGGCTGGCTGCGAAGTTGGCAATGAAGGTCGCACCAGAAAGATTAACAATGCTCAACGAGATGTATGAGAGAGCATTTGAGTATGCTGCGAGCACTGACAACGATGGCGTAACACTACGAATCAGACCAACAGGGATGAATCTTAACTGATGGCAAGAGTGAGAAGGGCAACAGGTAAAAAGTCATTAGCGATCGGGGATCGTTCTGGCTTACGTGTGCCTTATACCTCACTCAAGACGACTTGGGACGGATTAAGGGTTGAGCCAGAAGATTGGGAGCCGAAGCACCCGCAACTTGACCCACCGCGTAATGTTGTTGATGCGGTTGCGCTTTTTCAGCCTCGCCCAGACAATGATCCAGAGAATGTTGATTTTTACGTAGGTTATAATTACGACCCATTCCTTGATCCTCGGCAAAGGCCACCAGTCGGTATTCCTGGGCATGGGCGTGTTGGTTCTGGTTACATACTTGAGTTTGAACTAACTGTTACAGGCGTTGCAGGCACAGGAGCAACAGGAACGATTGATGCATTCGCGACAGTTGTTGACGGGGTCGCAGCGACAGGTGCTCTGGGCGATTACACAACAGAGTCTGAAACAGACCCAGCAGAAGTTCCAGGAGTCGCAGCCACAGGTGCAACAGGCACAGCAGTCCCGAACATCGTCATTGACGTGTCAGTTTCAGGAACAGCAGGCACAGGCGCACTCGGTGTGTTCTCAACAGGCGCAGTTGTGACAGGAGTTAATGCTACAGGCAGACTCGGCAACTCTACAGTTGAAAATGAAATTTCACCATCTGGTGAAGCAGGCACAGGTGCCCTAGGAACATTCACCGAAGAAGCTGAAATAACTGAAACAGGCGTAGCAGGCACAGGCGCAGTCCACATTCTTGGTGAGTCTGACGGAAGCACAGTCAGAGTTAATGTAACAGGAATTGCTGGAATCGCTGCTGTCGGTAATGTCGGTGAAGAAGTTGCAGTCTCTGAGGTAATTGAATCAGGACTCGCAGGCACAGGCGCAGTCGGGACTCCTGAGCCAGCTCATGGATGGGGCGACAATGGCTGGGGCGAAGAAGGCTGGGGGTATGGATTATGAATTATACACAACTAGTAACAAACATACAAAACTTCATGGAAGACGACTCCAGCGAGTTGCAGGCTTCTATTGATCAAATTATAGCGCAAGCTGAAGACATGATCTTTCAGCGTTTGCCTTCAATGCCTTGTTACAGAGGCACGACGACAGCAGCGATGGTGGTAGGAACTAACCAATACGTTATACCTACAGCTCGTATGATCCGTCAGCTTTCAATAACTAACTCTGGCAACACAGTTTACCTAGATCACAGAATTGATTCTTACCTAAAAGACTATTGGCCCAATAGCTCAACAACTGGCACCCCACGTATGTATTCAACTGACACAGCTGGAATAACAGGCACAACCATAACAGTTGCCCCAACTCCAGACGACACATATTCTTACGAAGTTGACTACGTAGCACCCGAAACTGGCCTCTCATCAGGCAATCCGAACACTTGGATTGGTGATAATGCTGAGAATTTGTTGCTTTCTGCGTCGCTTTATGAAACTTCTGCTTTTCTTAAAGCGCCAGAAACGCTAAACTTATATAAGGCACAGTTTGATGAAGCTGTGCAGCTGTTCCAACAGGAAATGGCTCGCAACTACCAAGCCGAGTATAACGGAGGAATCTAAACTATGGCTATTACCCAAGCAATGTGCACCAGTTTTAAGGAAGATCTGTTGCAAAAAGAGCAAGACCTTGAAACAGGTGGCGACACAATTAAAATCGCACTTTTTACTTCTAGTGCAAGTCTCGATTCAACAACAACAACATATACAGGCCAAACAGGCGAAGTATCAGGCTCAGGCTACACATCTGGCGGTGTTGCTCTGACTAACCAAGTCGTTGCTACATCAGGAACAACAGCATATTTTGACGCAGACGATCCCGAGTGGACTTCAGCCTCATTCACAACAGCTGGTGCATTAATTTACAATGACACTCTCGCTGGCAAAAATGCAATCGCAGTCTTAAGTTTCGGCGGCGACTTCACAGTAACGTCAGGCACCTTCCGCATCGTGTTCCCAGCTCCTGGGGCAGCAGCAATCGTGCGTATTGACTAATTAAGAGGATTATGACCCATGCCTAGTACCTACTCAACTAGCCTCCGATTGGAACTCATGGCTGATGGCGAAAAGTCAGGCACATGGGGCACAATCACTAACACCAACTTAGGAACTCTGATTGAGCAAGGTGTTGCTGGGGTTGCCTCGGTAGCTCACGACGACTCAGCCAGCTACACACTGACTACGAACAACGGATCCTCCGACGAAGCTCGTAATGCAGTTGTGTTGATGACTGGGGCATTGACAGCAGACCGCGAAGTCATTGTTCCTGATGTTGATAAAGTTTACATCTTCAAGAATGGCACTTCTGGAGGTTTTGCGCTTACGTTCAAGACTTCTGGCGGGACAGGTGTAACAATCCCTAACGGACGAGCAGCAATTTGTTATGTTGACTCAGGAACTGGGACAGTCAATGCCATTGACGACGGATACTTCACCGACTCTATTTATATAGAGGGTTCTTCAGCTGGCGACTTCATAACTGCGGAATCAACTAATGCTGGTGCAACTTCTGGCCCAGACATTAAACTTTACCGCAACTCAGCTTCCCCAGCAGACGGAGATGTTCTTTCGAAGATAACCTTCACAGCTAACACTGACGATGGGGCTGGTGGGGTTTCAGTTTCAGACGTTGAATATGCGAGCATTAATGTAAGTGCTCCTGAAACGAACGAGACTTCTGGCGAAGCTGGCAAGATGGTCATCGCGCTGAAGCGTGGCGGCACAACTCAGAACTACATTGAGATCCAAGGCGGCACGAGTGCTGACGCAGACAACGACTCTATCGTTTTCAAGACTGGCGGAAGCACAGCGATGACAATTGACAACAGTCAAAATGTCATAATCGCAAATGACCTCAGCGTAGACACAAACACCCTTTATGTAGATTCTTCTGACAATGTGACTATCGCAGGGAATGACACAGCAAATTATTCTACCAATTATGCCAGAGGGCAATTCGCAGCTGTTAGTCCTTCTTCTTACGCTGCAATTTCAATTTCCGCACACGACACAGCTTCTGGCAATGGTTCATTTTTAGGGTTCATGCGGTCAAGAGGAACCTATGCCTCTCCATCTTATGTTCAAGCTGGGGATTTAATAGGAGACATTTCTTCTCAGGCTTATGATTTTGTTGGCGGAGCTGATAGGTATACTTCTTCAGCTCGGATTACATTCACAGCATCAGAAAATCACACAGCGACTGCCGCAGGAACAGACATAACATTCTTGTCTACAGAAGACACCACAAAGACCCAGTACGAAAGGTTATCGCTGGAAAGTGATCTGACTGTATTTAACGAAGATAGCCGAGATGTAGACTTCCGCGTCGAGAGTAACGCCAACACACATATGCTGTTTGTTGATGCAGGGGCAGATCAAGTTAGAATTGGACAAAGCTCAAGCAGTGTGTCCTCGTCTGTTGCAAAGCTATATGTTCAAGACGGTGTTACAACAGATTATTCTGGCCAATTTGCCCTGTCGTACCAAGCGGGTACTTACACCGATTACTATAAGGGCATGACAGGCATTGACCTCTCTAGTTCTGTTGCTAGAGGTCTTCACCTCTTTAACTATGACAACGATTCTGACGCTGGTATAAACTTTTGGTCAGGCAGACCCACTGTTGGCACTCCTGTTATTATGGCTACCTTTGGCCCTAGCAACACTATATTTAACGATGGCGGCGAAGACCGTGACTTCCGCGTTGAGAGTGACAACAACGCTAATATGCTGTATGTGGACGCGGGGGATAATCGGGTTGGCGTAGGCACTTCTGGTTTAGGTACAGGTGCGACTTTTGAGGTCAACGGTACTATGACCGTTGAGGATACTTCTGATAACGACACGCTGCTTCGAGTAAAAGGTGGAACACAAAACCTTTATATTCAAGCTGGGTCTGGTTATGGTGGTGTGCTATTAAGCGCCAATCAATATGTCTCTCAAGAATATAGGACAAACGAAGCGGATATTATGTTTTCCATTGATAATGGAGCAACAAAACATCTGCATATTGATTTTGCTGGAACGAGCCAAATTTCAACAAACGGCATCAAATTTACCCACAATGAAGGCGGCGGCGACTACGACTTCCGCGTCGAGAGCGACAACCAAAGTCATATGCTGTTTGTTGATGCGGGAAATGACCGGGTTGGTATTGGCTCAAACACACTTTCCGCATCCCTTCAAGTTGGTTATGTTCCACCAACCGTCGGGAACCAAGCGCTTGCGGTAGCTGGGCAAAAATCGAGTTATGTAACCTCAAGTTATAGCCTTTGGCAAAACCAACTTGTTGTTTATGACACTAATTCTTCTGCGGCGGCAGGTGTTGGCGGGGCGATTAGCTTTGCGGCAGATTGCGGTAGCGGAAACAACACATGGCTTGCGACTGCCGAAGGCTATAAAATAAACAGCACTGCGGCGGATTATTCAGGCGGCTTTATTGTTAGGACCCGTGTAAACGGGGACGCTACGATGCACGAGCGTATGCGGCTGAATGAAACCGAAGCCGTTTTTAACGAATCAAGCCGTAATACTGACTTCCGCGTCGAGAGCGACGGCAACGCTAATATGCTGTTTGTGGACGCAAGCGCAAATAAAGTAATTGTTGGTGGAACTTCATATTATGGAGGCACACCCGCAATTTTTGGCGTAAACGGTCACATGGATATTGGCACCACAAGTGGCAATGCGTGGTCATTGGCGTTTGCCGCAAGTCAAACCGTTGGCTCGATGGGTACAGTCACTTCAAAGATCAGTGGCTTCAGCACAATGTCTGCCATCCAGTTTTATGCGAATAACGTCACTGGCGGATCGCAAGCTGCATCCATAAACTTTTACACCACAAATAGTGCAACGCAACGGAACACAGGTCGCTTTATCAATGAGGGCGCATTCCAAGTTTCCAATGATGGCACTTATAGAACTTGGTCGGGCAACATCACTGGCAACCAGTTTGTAAATAATCAGCAAAGTATGGTTACGCTGACAAGCGATGCAACCAGTACAGCATTTGACGCAACTGTAATCAGGTCACTCTGCAATAGGTCGCAAAATTCAGGCTATAGTTTCTTAACTTGTACGTCTGGCAACCTTGGGGATGATGAGTTCAGACTGCGTGGAGATGGTCAGGCATATGCAGATGGTTCTTGGAATGGCGGCGGTGCTGACTACGCAGAATACTTCGAAACAACGACAGGTTCTGCGATCCCCCGTGGCACTACAGTCGTATTAGAAGGTAACAAGGTAAGGGCAGCTACAGCAGACGATCCTGCAAGCGCAGTAATTGGTGTTATTCGTCCTAAAGAAGACGGCAAAATTTCAGCAATGGTTGGTAACACAGCATGGGCAAGATGGTCAGAGAAGTATCTGACGGATGACTTTGGCGTCTATCTTATGGAAGACCATAACGTAATCGAATGGGAAGAAGAATATCTGGATGATGAGGGCGAAACACGCAAGAAATCTCATTCATATGAAAGCCACAACATCCCCGATGGCATCACAGTTCCATCGGATGCGACAATCAAAACCCATGACGATGATGGAGTGAAATTCCAACACCGCCAACTAAACCCTGATTATGATCCGAATCTTGAATATGTAAGCCGTGAAGACCGTGACGAATGGGTTATTGTCGGTTTGCTTGGTCAAGTCAGAATACTTTCAGGACAACCTGTCGGGGAACGCTGGACGAAGATGAAAGACATTTCGGCCACTGTAGAAGAATGGTTTATTAGATAACCCCCAGCCGTAAAGGAGAAACAAACAATGGCTATTACTTGCACTTGGAGCGTCAACAACATGACGCATAACGATGCAGACGGAGGTGTAATCCTCGTCTATTGGTCTTGCGTAGCGGCAAGCGACGGCACTCCGTCCTACACTGCTACAGAGGGCGGCAAGCTACGCTGTGAGCCTGACCCCAGCAACCCCGATTACATCCCCTACGCCGATCTGACTGAAGCAGACGTGCTAAACTGGGTGTATGCAAGCCTCGTTGAAGGCGACGAAACCCCTGCGGAAGCAAAAGCGCGTGTTGAAGCAAACCGCACTTCAAAGGTTCAAGGTCAGATTGATCGTGCAAACTCGCAGTCTGACGGAATGCCTTGGGCATCTTAATTTTAACTCAAGGAGAAAATGATGGCTAAAAACGAAAAAGAAACCATCTTTGTGAACGAAAAAGAATATGTCTTAGAAGACCTTTCTGATGCGGCGAAAAAACTCGTCAATCATGTGAAAGATTTTGACAACAAGTTGAATGTCAACAGATTCACTCATGATGGGCTGCAGTTAGGTCGTCAAAAGGCGATCGACCTTCTCATAGAAGAAGTTGAAAAAGGCTCTGAGGACATAGCAGCGGAGTAAAAGAATGAGCGACCGCACCGTTAAATCGGCGCATGAAAGGATCGACGAGTTGGAAAAACAGATCGTAGGAATGCGCACCGAGATGGACATACAGTTCAAAGACCTTTTCAATCGGGTGAAGAGGCTTGAGATGGTCATGATCGGTATTAATGGTGCGGTCTTGGCACTACTAATTAAAATAATCATGGATATGCAGTGATGGCTAGAACAATGATTGACGACTGGAAAGTTTTCCCTAGGTTGATGATGTTTGTTGTCACCTTGCTAACTTATCAGACAGTGCACTGGTATATGGGGTTGCCAGACCCGACAGTTCAACAATCTGGCCTCGTTTCAATCTGCATGGGTGCACTAACAGGTTGTTTCGGGATCTGGATGAATAAGGAGAGCAAAGATGCTTCAAGCTCTACTGGGTCCAATAAGTGACCTCGCAGGAACATGGCTGAAAGGAAAAGTCGAAACCAAAGCTGCTGAAACTGAGGCCAAAGTCGCCAAAGCAAAAGCAGAAGCCCAAATCATGTTGTCAGCTGCAACGTCAGAAGCTGAATGGGAAAGAGTCATGGCTCAAGGTTCCCAACAAAGCTGGAAAGACGAGTGGCTGACAATTTTGTTTTCTATCCCTCTTATTCTTTCCTTTTGCGGGGACTGGGGGCGAGTTATAGTTGAGCAAGGCTTTGCGGCACTTGAGGTTATGCCTGAGTGGTATCAATATACGCTAGGCGTCATAGTTGCTGCGAGCTTCGGTATACGCTCTGCGACTAAGTTCTTCGGGAGGAAGTAGTGGAAAATATGAAGGTTCCCATAGCTCTTGTTATTGCGATGGCTGTTCAGCTCGCTGGCGGAGTCTGGTGGGTATCTCAACAAGCTGCAACAATAGCCAACCTAGAAGAAACAGTCAGCCAACTCGGGTCAAAGATGGCCATTGAGGACAA